TTTCAGCTAACCTAAATGTTGATGATACAGGTAACACTTTTGCAGGTGTACTAAACGGAAGAATCAAAGTATACATTGATCCATATTTTTCAAGTGCTTCTGGTTCACAGTATTACAACATTGGTTACAAAGGTGCAAGTGCATTTGATGCTGGTCTGTTCTATTGTCCATATGTACCACTACAAATGGTAAGAGCAGTTGGCGAGAATACATTCCAACCAAAAATTGGATTTAAGACTCGTTACGGTATCGTAGCTAACCCATTTGCAACTTCAAATGCTGATGGTGCAATTGCATTCGCTAAAAAGAATATCTATTACAGATTTGCAAAAGTAAATAACTTAATGTAATTGATATTAATATCGAAAATTAAAGGAGGCTTCGGCCTCCTTTTTTTTTGTCTAAAAAACAGATAAATAATATTATGAGCTTACTTGATAATCAACCAGACAATGCAAACTTTCTTTCACCATTAGGTTTTAGATTTATTGTAGATAAACTACCTAATGTAAACTATTTCTGTCAAAGTGCAGGACTTCCTGCTGTCGCATTAACAGAGTTAACTTTACCTAATCCATTACTTAACTTACCATTTGCTGGAACAAAATTAGAATATTCTCCACTTGATATTAGATTTAGAGTGGATGAAGATATGAAGAATTATCTTGAAATATATAATTGGTTAACTGGTTTAGGAACACCAGAAGATACTGATCAATATAAAGATTTACAAGCTACAGCTAATAGACCAACATCAGCTGTAAGTAAAATAGGTCCAGGACTAGCTGGTGTATATAGTGATGCTGCCTTAGTTATAATGACGAGTTCACAAAATCCAAATAAAAGAATCTCATTCGCAGACATATATCCAACTAACTTATCACCACTTCAATTTGATGTAACTGGATCAGATGTTGCATATTTAGAAGCAGATGTAACATTTAGGTATAGAAGTTTTACTGTTGTAAATGTATAGATAGTATAGTATAATGAATCTATGAAACTTGAAGAGTTATTAGATTCATGGAAACTTGATTGTAAGATTGATGATACCGATCTTGATGTAGAGAGCTTAAATATACCACTTCTACATGGAAAGTATCTTAAACATTACTATCAAGCTAAGTTAACATTGAAGAGTTTGAAGATAAAACAAAAAACTTTATCTAAAACTCTAGGTGAATATTACAGGGGTGAATTGAATAATCCTGAGGATCTAAATGAACTGAATCGTGAACCCTGGCCAAAAGTTATCTTGAAGCAAGATGTGCCTAACTATATTGAGGCAGATAAAGATATGATTAAACTTATATCTAAGATTGCATATCAAGAAGAACTTGTTGGTTGTTGTGAAGATATATTAAAGAATATTAACAACAGAGGATTTCAGATTCGTGCAGCCATTGACTGGAGAAGACTTACACAATTCGGTGGATCGTGATACAGTGATAATAGAACACTTGAATGAAGTACATGCTAAAGTTACAGCTGATAATGGAATTAAACAAGAACTAGTCGATTTCTTTACATTCGAAGTACCAGGTGCTAAATTTATGCCTGCTTATAGAAGTAGGTTCTGGGATGGTAAAGTAAGATTATATAATGGTCAAACTAAAAAAATATACAAAGGTTTAATTGAATATTGTGCTAAGTTTGCTGAAGAAAGAGGATACAAGGTTGAAAAAAAATATAAAGAAGCCAATATCACTCCATTATTCGATATAGAGAGTTTCAATCTACCATTACAACCAAGAGATTATCAAACAGAGACATTCAAACAATGTATTTCTAATGAAAGACAATTAGTACTTTCTCCAACAGCTAGTGGTAAAAGTTTAATCATTTATATGTTGACACAACATTATATTGATAATAAAGTATTAATTATAGTGCCAACAACAAGTTTAGTATATCAAATGAAAACAGATTTTGAAAGTTACAATTGTAAAGAAAACATTCATATTATAATGAGTGGTAAAGAAAAAACAACTGAAGATAGAATAGTTATATCTACTTGGCAATCAATATATAAAATGGATCCAAAATACTTTAATCAATTTGATGTAGTTATTGGTGATGAAGCTCATTTGTATAAAGCTAAAAGTTTAACCAAGATAATGGAGAAGTTAGTTAACACTAAATATAGGTTTGGGTTTACTGGAACTTTAGATGGATCTCAAACACATAAGTTAGTATTAGAAGGTTTGTTTGGACCAGTTTATCAAACAGTAACAACAAAAAAATTAATTGATGATAAACACTTAGCAGATTTTAAGATACAATGTATAACATTAAAGTATAGTGAACAAGTAAGAAAGATTGCAAAGACATTTGATTATAAACAAGAGATAGATTTTTTAACAAAATATGAACCAAGAAATAAATTTATAAGTAAGTGTACTATTGTACAGAAAGGTAATACATTAGTATTATTTCATATCATAGATCATGGTAAGGCAATCCATGATTTAATATTAACAACTAAAGAAAAAGACAGAAAATTATTTTTTGTGTATGGAGGGACTGATGCCGAAACTAGAGAACAAATTAGAGCAATCGCAGAGACTGAAACTAATTCAATTATTGTCGCAAGTTTTGGTACTTTTAGCACAGGTATTAACATCCGTAATCTCCACAATATCATCTTTGCTTCGCCGTCTAAGTCTAAAATTAGGAATCTACAAAGTATCGGAAGAGGGCTCCGTAAATCGCAAACGAAAGAAAAAGCGAGATTGATAGATATAAGTGATGATCTAAGTTATAAGAGTAAGATTAATTACACATTGAAACACTTTTCTGAAAGGATCAAAATATATAATGAAGAGAGATTTGACTATAAGTTCTATAGTAAGGAGATATAGGAAGATGCACCCAATTAAATACATTAAATTATCTACTGGAGAAGATATTGTTGCTCAAGTTGATATGAAGACTTTAAAGAATGGTGAGTTGATAGTTGTCAATCCACAAAAAGTTAGTATTATAGAGCAAGTTGGTTTTTTAAGTATGGCTCTAGTTAAATGGATACCTTGGGAAGATGGTCAACGCATTCCTATCAATAAAAGACACGTAGTAACTGTTTCAAACTGTCAACCGGTTATGCACGATTATTATTATAAAACTGAAGCTAAAATTAAAAACTATAAAGCAGGTAATAATCCTCAAGATGACAAAGCTGTAGCTATAACAGGTCAAGTTATTGAAGGTCAAGAACAACAACAGGATGTATCTAAGACCGCAGCTAAATTAAGAAAATTATTTAAAGAAAGTGTAGAGAAAGAAGAGAAGTCAAGGTTAGATGAGATTATGGATGAACTTAATGATAAAGACAAGAATACTATTCATTAATTATATCCTTCCCTCCCTGCCTGGCTACATAGCCAATTTTACAAGAAAAAATAGAAAAGTCAACGGTTGACTTGAAAAAAAAATGAGGTATATTAATAATTATGGGTAGAAGATCAAAACAACAATATGTTAATAATAAAGACTTTTTAGCAGCTATGATAACATATAGAGAAGATGTTAATAAAGCTAAAGAAAAGAATGAAGACAGGCCTATAGTACCAACGTATGTAGGTGAATGTATAATGAAGATAGCTACACATTTGGCTAGAAAACCAAACTTTGTTAATTATACATTTAAAGAAGAAATGATTAGTGACGGAATAGAAAACTGTTTACAATACATTGATAATTTTAATCCAGATAAAAGTAACAACCCTTTTGCATATTTCACACAAATAATTTACTTTGCATTTTTGAGAAGGATCCAAAAGGAAAAAAAGAATCTGTTTGTTAAGTTTAAATTATCTGAACATAAGAACTTATTTGAAACTACAGTTGAAAAACATGAACATGATACTGGTGGTAATGATGGTAAGTTTAAAGATGAAATTAAAGTTAGTGAATGGACACAAGAATATATGAATAGGTTTATAGATGACTTCGAACAAAACAAAAGACGAAAAATTAAAAAAAGAAAAGCATAAAAACTTATACACTCAAAGAGAGTGGGATAGAGTTGTTGGGTATGGTAAAGTTCCATATGAATATGAAAGAGAGTAATTATGCATGTGATATTTCCTAAATTAGAAAAGTATCAAAGGTTGATATTGAAGAAGATGGATCGTCAAAATGAATACCATCTTCATGGTTATGCTTGGTTTGCAACATATGTTGAAGCTATTAGACAGTTAGTATATTGGTATAACGAATTACAAAGTCCAAGTGAACTAGACACATTAATATATGAAGTTGGTGTTAATGAATATACATCTGATTTAAGAGATGGGATACCTATGAGCCAAACTGAAAAGTTTAGATTAGATGAAGTTGGTTTTGAAAAGTTTGATTTAGTTAGAGATTTTAAAGTATACGATTATAATGATAAGAAAAGAAGAATAGCTCAATTGTTATCCCAAGGTCAAAAACCAAACTATGGTTTTAAAGATGAAGCACTTAACATAGTTCAAGAACAATTCCAAAAATTTACTGATGAAGAAATAAAACCACATGCTCATGAATGGCATCTTAATAATGATCTCATTCCTGATGAAGTATTAGATAAAATGAATGGTATGGGTGTTAGTGCTATTGGTATTCCAGAAAAATATGATGGACTAGCAATGACAAAAGAAGCTATGTGTGTTATTACTGAAGAGTTATCTAGAGGTTTATTGACAGCTGGTTCTATTGGAACCAGAGCTGAGATATGTGGTGAGTTAATTAATTTAGGTGGTACTGATGTACAGAAAGATTTATACTTACCAAAAATATCAAAAGGAGAATGTTTAACAGCAGCAGTTTTTACTGAACCAAATACAGGAAGTGATTTAGCAAACTTAAACACCAGAGCTGTTAAAGATGGTGACTATTATGTAATCACAGGAAATAAAACTTGGACAACACATGGTGTAAGAAGTGATTTGTTTACAGTATTAGCAAGAACTGGTGAACCTGGATATAAAGGTTTAAGTATGTTCCTAGTTGATAAACCAAGAGGAACTGATGAGGATCCTTTTCCACATCCCAATATGCAAGGTAGTGAAATAGAAGTTCTTGGATATAGAGGAATGAGAGAATACGAAATAAGTTTAGATGGTGTTAGAGTTAGTAAGAATCAACTACTTGGTGGAGTTGAAGGACAAGGTTTTAAACAATTAATGGAAACATTTGAAGGTGCTAGGATCCAAACTGCAGCAAGAGCAGTTGGTGTAAGTCAGAGTGCTTTAGATGAAGGTTTACAATATGCAATAGATAGAACTCAGTTTGGTAAGAAGATTATAGAGTTTGATCGTATTTCATTTAAGATAGCAATGATGGCAGTACATACTGTAGTAGCAAGAGCCATTACAATGTTTAGTGCTCAGAAAAAAGATCTTGGAGTTAGATGTGATATAGAAGCTGGGATGGCTAAGTTATTAGCAGCAAGAAATGCTTGGATGGTAGCTGATGATAGTTTACAAGTTCATGGTGGTAATGGTTATGCATTAGAATATCCTATATCAAGAATACTTTGTGATGCAAGAATTTTAAATATATTTGAAGGTGCAGCAGAAATACAAAGTTTAATCGTAGCAAAGAATCTTTTAAAAAATGAAGAGAAATAGAGGTGCTAGATATGATGCATACCATAAAGGACTTATTCATTATAATGGAGCGCCTTGTAAGAACTGTGGAAATACATTAAGATTTACAACTAACTATAGTTGTATCAATTGTGAAGCAAAAAGGATAAAGAGAAAAAATAAAACTTATAAGACATGGGAAAAATCTGAAAGCGGAAGAATGGGAATAGCTACATTTAGAAAAGAGGATATAATGAAAAAAATATCTATGCTGTCAGGAGAACAACTTAAAGAGTTAGAAGAAAAAATAGATATAATGTTGACTAATAAACTATAATGGAGTACAATCACACAAATGGCAAAGGTAGCATGTATAACAGATACTCACTGGGGAGCAAGAAATGATAGTCTTGCATTTCTTGAGTACTTTCATAAGTTTTATGATAATATTTTCTTTCCCTATCTTGAAGCAAACAATATCAGGACGGTTATCCACTTGGGAGATATCGTTGATAGGCGCAAATTTATCAACTAT